CCTTGTAACCCATGTTGTCACCTCCCTTCTAGCGCACGTCGCCGTAGAGGAACGCCTCCGGCCTGCGAAGCCGCACGATGCGACGGCTCGCCTGGCGCAGCAGGCGCGTGTAGACACCCTCGCCCTTGAGGATGATCTCCGACTGCGGACCCGGCAGGAATGATGTCGTATCCAGTCCTGAGCGGATCTCGACGGGGCCGTTCAGCGTCTCCGCGATGTTGCCACTGCCCGGAATACTGTAAGCAGTGGTGATGAGCAGATTGCCGACCGGCAGGTAGCGCGTGTGATCGGCCGGAGCCTTCGACGCGCCGACCGTGCTCTCGCGGTACGCCTCGTTGACAGGCACGAACTCGACCCCAGCGGGGAGGAGCTTGAGCACGTCTTCGAGGGTCGGCATGAACGGCTGCCCCACAGCCACGTTGAAGTAGTTGCGGAGCTTCTGGTTGGTCACGATCAACTCGGCGTCGTCGTCGCTGAGATGAATGAACTTGCCGGGGCTGCCAGCATCATTGCTGACAGTCTTCAGCCAGGTCTTCAGGTCGTTGACGGGATCGCTGTTCGTCGTGTCCGTCCACGGCAACGCCGCAGTGGGCTTGTGGCCCGCTGGCAGCGGGTAGTCGATCACCAGCGCGGTGTCCCGCAACTGGTACTCGATTGTCACCTGTCCTGAGAACGCGCCCCAGCGCATCCATTCGGACAGACGTTCGTTGCGACGTTCGAGGATCTGACCGATCTCGACCAGACGCCGTGCCTCGCGGGCGGCAAGAATGTCACCACCTTGCGTCAGGATCTCCCAACGCCTTGGCGAGATGCGGTGCGCCTCGTCCAGATAGGCAAGCTCGATGACCTCCTCGCGCTCCTCACGCCCGGTCAGGTCCATCAGCGGCACGGATGACTCCGGTGCCCGGAACTGACCAATGCCGAACGCATGCAGGTCTTCGACTCGCATGGAGACGTACTGGGAGTCGGTGTCCTGCATCGGCGCGATCTGCTCGCCCCGGAACGGCTCCTGTTCCATCTCCGTCTCGACCGGACCAACAATGCTGTCTGTTAGTGCGGCCTGATCCATGATGTCGTCAATGACGGCCAACTGTCTTCACCTCCTTCCTACGTGAACTTGCAGGTGGGCAGCGCCGCGCGGATCGCGGCCTGATCGGTGGCCCAGCCAAGAATCCTGTCACTGCGGAACCACTGGCCGTGGTGCCACATCGTGGCGGGAGCGTCGGACTGAGCGGTGCCATCCGGGAAGCGGATGGTGGCTGAGAGGATGCCGCGAATCGGGTCGGTCGTCCCGTCCGCAGTCACCCACTTCTGGTACTGCGAGCCGTTCTTGCGGAGCGGCGTACCGGCGACGAGCACACGCTCACCGGTCGTCGGGTCCGGGGCGACAGCAGTGGCGTCGAGAACGATGGAGGCAGCGACATCAACGTTGACCTGATTGACCAGGATCTCCAGATCAGCGCTGACTTGCTTGGACGTGCGGATGTTCCAAGCCACTACTCCTCACCTCCCCCGGACACGATGCCATGGCGGTTGTAGCGAGCGCGAGTGCGCTTGACTTCGCGACCGGTGATCTTGGCGAGATTCGCCCTGTGATCCTCCTTGTCGCCGCCCTCCTCGCCGCCGTCCTCTGGCCGACCGTGATCGTCGGTCAGTTGCATGTCGGAGAGTTGCAGCTTGCCCTCATTGCTACGAGGGAGCAGTTCCACGAACTTCCGCAGCACTGCTGCCACTGACATCTCCTCGCGACCTGTCGCGCCTGTTGCCTCCTCCCCCGACAGGCCCAGTTCGGTGTCAGACAGCAACACCGCTCCGGGTTCCTCGGAATCGGGAGACAGGATGACGCGGCGATAGAACTTCAGCAGGCCAGGAGCTTCAGAGAAGCCAAGACTCTTGAGAGTGTCGATCTCCTCATCCACGGTCTGCTTGCGGGTTGACGCCTTGAGCGTGCTGTTCTCCGACTTGAGCGGATCGAGTTCGGCTCCGTGCTCACGCAGAAGCAACTGCTTCGCGTCGTCGCTCAGTTCCAGCTTCTCGATCTCCTCAACAAACCCCACGGTTACACCTCCTTCTGTGGATTAGCGCGACAGCAGTTGCCGCCGCTGTTGACGGGCTGCCGCGACCCGGCCCTCCGGCGTGGTCGTGTCAAGATGCACGACCTTGCTTTCGGGCTTGGGCTTCGGCGGCTCCTTCGGCTTCGGAGCCTCGATGCGCTCCCATTCCGAAGTTGCGGACAGCAGAACACGGTCGTGGACCTCGACGTATTCGGCCAGGAAGACGGCCTCATTCGACGTGTCCTTGATCGCTACTCTGCCATCAGTGCTGACGTTCTGCACGGCGAGATTCTTGCCGACATCACCGAGCATGTCTGAAAGCTCAGTCGTCAGCTTGCCGAGCAGAACGCTGTACGTCTTGCCTTCGAAGTCGTCCGACGCGGCGATCATCGCCTCACGGACCTCGACCCAGCGCGTGGCCGGGGCGATGGTGACCTTGTTGTCACCGATGTCGAAGGGGATGACCCACTTCTTGCGGTCACCCTTGAACCACTCCTCCACGAGAGCGGTGTCATCACGGCTGATGTCCTGCACCTCGTAGTAGGGACGGGGCATGTGGGGGACGCCGACTTCCTCCGGCTCGTCCGGCGAAAGCTGAGCGCGAAGCTCATTCATCACCCACCGCGTTGACATCTGCTCGTTCCAGATGACCTTCGCGTCGTTGTTGTCACCACTGTCGTCGCCTTCGTCGTCAGCGAGTTCGATGACCTCGATCTCGAAGTCACCAGTGATGTCGTCGTCCGATGCGTAGATCTTCGCGAACGGCTCCAGATCGTCCATGATCGGATGCTTGGTCAGGCAGACGTGGTTCAGCGCAGTCGGGAACGTCTTGTCCTGCGCCTTGTTGTGGTAGTTGAAGAAGATCCCCGAGGAGACGTTGGGGATCGTCCCTCGATGCACCTTGCCAGCGACATCCGGCTCCGTGAAGCCGAGGCCCGCCTGCATGTAGTGCTTGTCGTTCTTCTTGACAACTCGCAGCCCCTCCACGAAGCCGGTGTTGTTGAGAACGTCGTCCTCTTCACCGGGCTTGGGATGGCGCAGCGGAATCGTCACCGACTCGAACGCCTTGCCCTCGTGCGATGCCATCAGTTCTGACATCGAGATCGTGATCAGATCCTTCGTCACTGATGACGCGCCAGTGGGGACGACTCTGAACGGGATCTTGCGCTTGCGCCCCGGCGTCACCGGGAACTGACCTTCACGCAGGATGTCCTTCCAGATGACCTTCTTGTCACCACTAGTGCCTTCGACTGCTTCCCCTTTGCTGTCGAAGAACAGTTCGAGAACTTGCGTCTCGCCGTCATTCATGCTGCTTGCACACCTCCTTCCCTCAGTTGTCGCTTTGCGTCATCGAGCAGCGCTCGCGGAACGAGATCGCCAGCCAGGTAGGCGGCGATGATCTGCGGGTCGCCGGGGGAGAAGACATGACCGCAAGCCTTGTGCTTGTAAATCATGTTGAGTTCATGCGCGTACTTGTCGCTGCGCTCCAGTGCCCGGAAGTCGCGGAACAGATCCCCAAGCTGCTCACACTTTGGACAACGCAGTTGATTCCCCTCGACCAGCGAAGGGAGCGGCGCTGCTTCCGAGCCAGGAACGACGACGACCACCGCGCGAACCTACCAGCGCTACGGTCAGATGGCCGACCGAATCAGTGATTCTTTGAACACACTTGTGATCTAGGTGTTTAGGAACTGAGAAGGGGGTTGACATGGCACGTAGACAACCTTGCTGCGATCACGTACACTCCTTTCTGCAATGCTGACGACCGACACCCTCAACATCGTTCGCTCTCAGAGCAACGCCCTCATCCGCGCAGAGCTTCGGGGCCTGGAGGCCCGCGAGCGGCTGGAGCAGGCGTGCTACGAAGCGATCACGCGACTTGGCTGCACCGTTGACGAGGTGTCCGAGGCGTCTGGCCTTACGTGCCCGGAGCTTCGCCGGATCGTGGCCACCCGCAGCACCGGTTGATAGGATCATCCGGTCAATCGCCGCTGCGGCCCTAGAAGTCCCTGCTAATCGGGCCATTCTGCGTTTCTGCCTGGCTGCTCCACGCAGGCGGCTCGGGTAGCAGGGACCACCGGGGGCTAGCTCGGCCAACCGAAAGGGGGTGATCCCCCGGACACGGCCTGCATAGGTGAGGAGCCATGGAGCGCAGGAGAGGTGTCCGAGGGAGCCGCTATGCGTCGTCTACTTGTAGTGACTGTTGCCAGTGTGGCAGCAGGCATGCTGGTGCCAGACCTGGCCAGCGCAGACATGTCCGACTGCCCGCGCAAGCTGGAGCGGTCCTACTCGAAGCACTACCGACAAGTTGCCAAGAAGCATGGCACTCGTGCTCCGGGCCGGAACATTCGCAAGTACGGTGTCCGGTTCAAGCGCGTGACGTTCCGGGCAGTGTGCTCGGAGATCCGTAGGAGCAACTGGCAGCTAAAGAAGCTGCTACGCGCACCGAAGTACCCCACGTTGGTCCGTACCGCAGGACCGCCGCCACAGCCGCCTGGAGGAGTCAGGACTGCTGGCAGCACAGCCGGACCAGTCCTCCAAGCCATAGCTCAGTGTGAGTCGGGTGGAAACCCGGCAACCAACACTGGCAACGGCTTCTACGGCAAGTACCAGTTCACGCTCGGTAC